TCCGGCACCAGCAGGTCAACAAAGCCGATCAGCGGCACGTTGACGCCATCAAGCCACGTTTCAATGCGTTCTTCATCGACCGCGCCTGTAAAGCCGTATTCGGTCAATATGTCGATGCCGTTGCGGATCATATCCGGTATGCAGTCACGATATTTTTCGCGCTTTGCGGCATCCTGATTAGCATCGTGGAAATCAAACGCAATCTGCGCGGCCAAGATCTGATCAGTGATGTCTTGACCGTGGCAGACGATTGACTGCAAGCCGTTATGCACTGCTGTGCCGACTGCGGCGTTTTCCCCGACAGTTATGTTTTTACGATCATCACGCAAATACAAATATGCGTAAATCCAATATGCTGGCGTGCGATTTAGCTGGCTGACAGATAAGTGTGTCAGGTGAGCGTCGCGCCACTCTTTTCCGATTTCCCGTTTCATTCCGCAACCGTATTCCACGCAGTCACATTTTGCAACACTTAAATTTCCGCTTTACAGATTTAATCGATTTCGGCAATGATGTGCGAAACCACTTAAACGGGGGCAGCGATGTCTGGATTGAAAAGCCGCAATAAAGGCAAGGGCTATGAATATGAAATTGCAAAGGAATTATACGATCAGCTTGGTATCACGTTCGTGCGTGAACTGGATCAGACGCGGGAGAAACACCTTGGCGATCTGGTCACTAATGATTGCGATTTTCCTTTTGTTCTGGAATGCAAAAGGCGAAAATCGGGGGTGGATAGTGCGTGGTGGGATCAAGTATGCGCGGCGGCTGAATATGCTGGCGGCGATAAAATGCCTTGTTTGTTTTACCGGCTGGATCGACAAAAAACGCGGGTGAGGGTGCCGGTTCAAGCGTTGACATATCTGACATTTTTCGTGATGGCTGGTGACATTGCTGAAAAGCACGACTGGCGATATGCGTGCGAAATGGACATTGACACGTTTTGTTATGTGGCGCGGGAGATCTTGGCAAATGGATGATGGCTATCAAACAATCGGTGATCGCACTTATACGATGCTGTCGGCTGAAAGCTGGATCGACGTTAAAGATCTGACTATACACCTGTTTAAAGGCAAAACCGGCATCGAGGTGCGTGTTTATCCGCGACACATCGAAGATGGTGTTGAGCCGCTTGGCGTGATCCGCGCTGATTACTGCAAAAACAAGCGCAACAAACACAACATCATCCCGTTTAACCCAAACAATCTGTCATATGATCCGAACGGGGGCTGATATGGAAACAAGTGAAAACTTAAAGCTGGAGATGATCACGATGTCGAAAGTGGCCGAAAGGTGGAAGGTTACGCCGGTGAAATTGCCACAATATTGTCAGCTTGATTTTGCGTTGCTGCGTGATGGCAACATATCTGCGTTTGCGGAAATCAAGTGCCGCACGTTCAATATGAACCGCTATAAAACGTCACTGATACATTTGCATAAAATGATCTATGCACGGCAGGTGGCGTTTGAGACAGGCATACCCACGTTTCTGATCGTGCGCTGGATGGATCGGGTCGGTTACTGCAATTTCGATGTGGATTTCCTGACGACTATCGGCGGCAGACGCGACCGTGGGATTGAACGCGATTATGGGTTGATGGCCGAAGTGCCGATTGATCAATTTAAGGTGTTAGAGGTGTTGAATGAACCGTTCTAAAGCATTGGAAAATGTGCAAGCGATCCTAAAGCAGCGCGGCGAAAGTTACGGCGATCTGCGGAAAAACTGGACACAGACCAGCCAAATGATGTCGATGATCGCTGGCAAAGACATAACGCCGGAGCAGTTTGGGGCGATGATGATTGCAATGAAGCTGTCACGGCTGGCAAACAGCGACTGCAAGCACGTTGATAGTCTGTTGGACATCATCGGATATGCGGCATTGACATTAGAGGTGATTGATAATGATACAGCGTGATTTTGCGATAGGCATATACCCCGATGTGCATATGGTAGGCACAGCGTTATTTGATGACGCACAGCGATTTGATTATGATTGCATAATGCGGGATGGCAAAACGTGGTTTATGGCAATGGGTTGGTATCCATACAACACAGATGCGGTATTAGGTTCGCTTTGTGTCAAATACAAAGCAAAATTTGCAGGGATTGAGGTGATGCAATGAGCATTAAGGCGTTAGATTGGGCGATGGACGCGCCTGTGAATGACCCACTGGCGAAGCTGGTGTTGATTGTGGTGGCAAACCATCACAACGATGCGCGGGGCGTTGCGTGGCCATCTGTGGGGCATATTTGTCACATTACGGGTGCATCAGAGCGAACAGTCAGAGCAAAGCTGAAAAAGCTGGAAGATGACGGCTTTTTGCGCCGAAATCATAGATCTGGCCGGTCAACGGAATACACCCCTGCATATCTCGCACCCCTGCACCAGATGCAGGACACCCCTGCAGGAGATGCACCCATAACCATTAAAGAACCGTTAAATAAAAAACAGCAAAAGACAAAAGTGGCAGATTGGACGCCATCTGATGAGGATCTGGCCTATGCCGCTGATAAAGGTCTGAACGGTGGTGAGGTCTTACAAGCAATCAGAATGTGGGATCAGCAAAACGGCAATAAAGCCGCGTATATGGACGTGCAAGCGTTCTGGCGCAATTGGTGTATGCGAGATGCCAAAAACAAGCCAAAGCGCGTCACGGGGCAACCTAGGGCGTTTAATAGCCAATCAAGCGAATGGAAGCCGCCACAGCGCAGAATGATCAGCTTGGAACAGTGGCAGACGATGGGTGACGGTTTGCGGACGTATTACAAGCAAAACAGACCGGATGTGATTGCCGAATTAAAAAAAGTGGGTGCTGATGTGTAAAAAAGTGGAAATAAGTGTTGACGGGGGGTAAAAAAAGGCGCACTGTAAGTCATCAACACGGAAACGGGAGTGTCCAAAATGACAAACGCAACAAAAAATGTTTTACCAAACTGCGGCATAGCCGCTGTCGCTTATGCTGTCAACGCAAGCGTAAACGATATTATGGATTTGTGTCGGTCAACATTCAAGCGCGGCGCAAATTGGCAGGGTCGCACATCTGTGTCAGAGCTTGTAAAATTGTGCCGGATGTATGATAAGCCAGCAAAAATCACTCGCACTAAAGGCCGCACACTGGCATCGTGGGTCGAGTGGGAAACCAAGCGCGGCGTTTCATACATCGTTCGCACTGGCAATCATTTTCAGCACGTCAAAGATGGCATCGTGTCTGATCAGCATATGTCAGTGCCAGTTGCTGATTTCCACTGGAAATCAAAGCGCGTTACACACGTTATCGAACTAAAAAATTAACTACAGCAAAACGGGAGTTTGCAAAATGACTAATCCATACAACATTGTTTTTCGTTGCAGTCCATATCATCCAAATGAAGATATGGCAGATTGGGTGCGTGAACATAATGTGTTTTTTCACGGCTGTTTTGACACCGGTTGGTATGGCACGCGCGATTTGCATTATTCGTCAGACAGTTTGACAAATGGCGAAATCAGAATTGCACATTGCAATGAAGGGCAAGACTGCAACAAATGCTGGTTCACAAGCAGTGATCCAAAAGCGTCAGTTTAACGGGAGTTTGCGAAATGTTTACAAATTTAGAAAAGCAGTTGCTTGAACATTATTGGGATTTTTTGGGTGAGGGCAGACTGCAATCATCAGAATGGCCAACCGAATACGAACTCGATGAAAATACAATTCATCCTGACGCGTTGATCGGCGTCAAAGATCTGTCATTTTTAGATATGACCGTTTATCGCGGTGTCATTTCTAGCTTAGTGCAAAAAGGTGTTTTTATTGACGGTGGTGATGATTGGGATTTGCCAGATCATTATGGCGTGTCGCAGTCTGCTTGGCCAAAGTTTATGAATGTTATCACTGCGATGTATGCGTCATTCAGTAACAGCGAAGGTTGCGGCGAACGCAATCTAGGTTATTAAAATGCGCTGGCTAGTCGTAACAGCAATCGTGCTAACGGGGTGCGCTAGTCGCGCCCCAATAGCCGATTTGCGCGTCAGTGAAGATAAGGCACAGCTTTATCAGCGTGACGTTACTGAGTGCCGCGCCTTGGTCGATATGGCGGCAAGGTGGTATGATAGCCC